GGAAGAAATTGTGAAGACAATAATAGATAATGTATATTTGACAGATGAACTGAGTGAAGAGCTAATTCAGTATATGTTGTACAGGAAAAGAGAAATATTACCTGTAGATGAGAACAATGAAGTTAAAATAACAAGGTTAATGATGTCACCAAATTTAACAGCTAGAATTACAGATTCAGTAGTATTTGGTGATATGAATGAGTCTATCATTAAAGCACGAAAAAAAAGAATATCAAATGTAGGTATGAATATATTTATAGAATTAAAAATGGTATTACCACATAACCCCAATAAGACAAGAGTAGAATGGGATTTTACTGACTATGATGGAGGACATTCAGCAATTCAGCAAATATATAATTGTGAAACAAGAATAGATTATGAAAGAAGATATGGTGATGACCCAAAAAATGAGATTTATTTACTGCGGAGGTATGAAAGACATATGAGGAAAAAAATAAGAAGTACATGGGGAATTAAAATAGAAACAATTGGGATACAAGCTTCAGGTGATATTACAACATCAGATGATAATTCAGATAAATCAGGGGCATTTATACAGATGGTACTAGATAGAATCGGTTTTGATATAAATCATAAATTTAGTGACACACCAGATGAAGAGTGGGATGCTGTAGCTCATGGTGATGATGGAAACATGGCAGTAAATGATAAAATAGTGGAAAGTGATAAAGTAGTTAAAACAATAATGAAAGAGTCAGAAAAGATGGGTTGGAAACTTAAACCAGAAGAATTTTCAGTGAATAAAAGTATACATGATGGTAAAATGACAATGTTATCTCACAAACTATTAGAGCGTTCATACAAAGTGGGGGATATAAAGATAACATTTGCTACATTGATAAGAGATAAGAGCAGATTATATAATAAGTGGATGAAGGCAGCAGAATTAGATGATGAATTAACAAAAACAAATAAAAGCAAATTAGCAGGAAAATATTTATCATTTATGATATCATCTTTAGGTAACCCAGAAATATTAATAGCAAGTGCATTAATGTTGATTAATTTAAGAACAGCTTCTAGATTTGAAAACCTACAATACACATGGTCAGGAATAGACAGTAAGGTATTCTTAAATGTAAATGAATTAAGTATAATACAATTGCAAATGCCAATAGAATTAAGTGGTAATGTAACTATTATATTGATAAATGATGAAGTACAAAATTGTATAGCTAGCCAGAATCTAATAAATATAAAAATAAGAGAAATAAATGAAGAAAGAGGGGAAAGCATAGAATTTTTAAATGCGATA